TCTTCGCCCATACGGTTGACAATTACCTGGCCGCGATTTCGCTCAAGCACAAGAGGGCCGGAGAGAAACGACTGTTCGACATGGTCAAGGAGAATCCGGACCCGTCCCGGTGGCAGATAACCAAGATTCCGAAAGTCCCGCACATGGACAAGCGGGGGAATATCGCCATGTACCCAGACCCGAGGGACAATGAACCAAACGAGATGTTCTTGACGGTGGACGGGAAGAAGCACCTCTTGACCGTGAACGAGGACAACAAGAATATGCTCCGGTTCGTCGCCATGGTCAAGGAGACGGACGTGAATATCGGCCCCATCCTGCGCGGGTTCTATTCCTTGAACCGGTTCCTAGCCGGCCTGAACACCATGTTCAACCCGGAATTCATCGTCACCAACTTCATGAAGGACGCCCAGACCGCGGGAATCCACATGCAGGACACGGCGGCCCGGGGCCTCCAACTGCGGGCGTTCAAGAACCTGCCGAAAGCGATCGCCGCAATCTACAATATCGAGATGGGCAAGAAGGCCGGATCCAAGTTTGAAAAGACCTACGAGGATTTCAAGGAGATCGGCGCCAAGATTTCGTGGATGCAGGGCTACGACACGGTAACAGACCTGGCCGCAAATCTCGAAAGCGATATGGACCAGTTCCGCGAAGGGCATGCCCTGAAGAAAGGAAGGAAGCGGTTGATGAAGCTGATCGGCGGCGCGAACACCGCGGTAGAGAACGGGATCCGCCTCGCCCTTTATGCCGAACTCGTGGGCACGAACGGACCGGCCGGGATGACCCGGGCCAAGGCGGCGGAGATTGTTTCCAACCTTACCGTCGATTTCACCCGCCGTGGGAAAGCTGGTCCGGCGATCAATGCTCTTTATCTCTTTGCCAACGCCGGAATTCAGGGAACGGTCAGGATGTTGAGTGCGGTCAAGAACAGCCGCAGTGTCCAAAGAATCGTTGGCGGGATTATCGGGCTTGGCGTGGCGAACTTCCTTGCCGGCGTCCTCCTTGGCGGAGATGACGACGACGGGTACTCGTTCTACGAGAAGTTGAAGGCGACGAAGCCGAACCTGTTTGAGCGGAACATGGTCTTCATCGTCCCCGACTCCGGGGGAAAGACGTTCAAAATTCCCCTACCCTATGGGTACAATGCGGTCTACAATATCGGTGTGGAGATGGCGGCGTCCATGTATGCGGCGATGCGCGGGAACCAGGCTTATGACCATATCGACGGCGCGGCCCGGGTGATCAACGCCTTTGTCAACTCAATGAATCCGCTGGCCGGGGCCACCATCCTGCAGACGATTTCCCCGACAGTTTTTGACCCGGTCGTCCAGGCCTACGAAAATAAAGGTTGGCACGGCGGGAACCTTATGCCGGAAAAGAACCCCTTCGGCCTCGACAAGCCGGACTCGGAACGATACTTCAAGAACGTCAACCCGCTGCTCAAGAGTGCGGCCCAGGCGCTTAACTCTCTCGGAGGCGGGACACCAATCACTCCGGCGAAGATTCCTGCCTTCGATGTCTCCCCGGCAACGATGGAGATGGTGATCGAAACCTACACCGGCGGCGTCGGCCGGCTGGTCAAGGACACCCTATTCCTCCCGATCAAGGTTGCTTCTGGGGATTATGGGGTGGACGATGTCCCGTTCGTCCGGAAGGTGGCCGGCGGGATCCAGGAGAATATGGACGCGGCACTCTACCGGAAAAACTCGGAACGGGTCGAATACTTTCAGCAGGAATACAAAGCAGCACCCCCGGAAAGGCGACTGGCCATGAAATCGAGTCCAGAATACAAGATGATGTTCATGACCAAGACCTTCAGTTCCCAGGTAAGAAAGATATCGCAAATCATCAGAGATCAAGAAATAATGGGCGCCGGGAAGGAGCAGATCGCCTACGGCAAGACGGCGCTCAACAAAGTGTACCGGGACTTCAACCGAAAATTCAAGGAATCAATGGAAAATTAATTTGATATATGCCTTTCAAACCTATAAAATGAACTCAATGAAAACATTGCGGAGGAACCCGATGAAAAGAACAGCCTTACTCCTGACCCTGACCCTGCTTATTCTCCCCTCAATCTCCCTTGCCGCGATGACCTGTGAACTGGTCGAGGTCGGCGGAAATTATGTCTACCAGGGCCAGATGCTTCTGAAGTTCACGGCCGACACCACTCCGGGGACAATGGTTGCGAACCTCGGAGATGTTACAACCGTACCGAACGGCCCCAAAATAATGACCCTGCTGGACGCGCGGCGAATCCTTGAGGCATACGCTTACGATGGGACCGGAACAGACTTTGATATTGCCTCTGACCTTGCCGTTTCGGACAGCGACGGAGCGCCGTTTCTTACCGCGGCCGGAAACGGGGCGAACATTTGGAACGGAGATAACAGGTTTTATTTTGAAGATCCAAACGGAAGCGATGGATTTCCCTTAGTCGCTGCCGGGAAAGCCCTGACTTTCACGATCACCGGGAACACGGTCAACAACAGCATCGGCTACCTCCGATTGACCCTTTCCGGCGAGAGGAACGTGCGATGAAAAAGAAATTCTTTATTCTGCTGGCCGCCCTGCTGATTTCAGTCCCGGCCTTCGCCGCAGAGAAGTACCTGCGTGTTGAGGACTATATCCTGCCCATCCCTCCCCCCTGCCGCGCCCCCATCCCCTACGATGCAACTACCTGGGATGATAGTACCTGCTACGCTCCGGCTGGGGCGGTGCGGGATTGGTTCGCAGCTCCGGAGATTGCAAATTATTCTGAAACCTGCACGGCGATGGGGAGCGACACAACCCCGGAGTACAGCCTGGCGACATCGAATTGCTACACCGATACGATTGATACCGGGGAGACTACGGCCACATTCAGCAACCCGCCTGCCTCCGGAAAAATGGGAAACTTGACCCTGGTCCTGACCAACGGCGGGAGCCAGACATATAACTGGCCCGCATCTGTTGACTGGGCTGGCGGGACGGCTCCGTCATTAACCGCTGCCGGGGTAGATGTAATTGACTGCATGACGGTGGATGGCGGGACGATATGGTATTGTTTCGACGCTGGCCTAGATATGCAGTGAGGTTGACCAGATGAGCAAAATTTATCGTAGAGACGTTCTCAAGGTTATTATTGCTGGCACGGCGGTATTGGTTAGCTGTGATGCTCTTGCCCTAGGCGGGCATTGGGCGCGACGAGCTGCTAGTAATAGTGGTATAACCAACGACATTGGCACTCCTGGCGGCGCCGGGTTCGGGGTTGGCGTCTGCCCGTCAACGCCTGCTGGGTTTTCAGCGTTGGCCGGGACCACGACGCCTGGCCATGATAACTATGGCAATTATCAGTACCGGGACGGATCAATCATGTGCTGGGTGCCGGCGTTTTATTACCGGGTCGGCCACGCCGATAACCCGACCTATGCGGCGCATGGCGTCAACTCTGTTGATGTCAAGCCAGAGTCGGCATTCGCCAGCCCCGCAGCAGCAAACTCTGCCGGCTACGCCTTACACCGGGCGTTTATCGACTCAGGGTCGCAGAAGCGCGGGTTTATGGTCGATAAATATATGTGCTCCAAGGCGGCCACCGGCACGGGGTGGATTGCCAGCTCGGTCAAAAACGGGCTGCCGATATCGACGCACGCAGACCATAACCCGATTGCCGATCTCACCGCCTGCTCCGGCAATGCCCATTATTTTGCCATCGATGCGGCCCATGCCCGGGACGGCGTGGACGGGGCGATAAATCCATCTTCAATATTTTTCTGCAACTCCAGGTTTATAACCGGCGCCATGGCGCTGCTCTCGTTGGCCCACGGCCAGGCGGCTACGGCGGCTGACTCGTGCGCCTGGTACGATGCCGCCGGGGTTATCAGCTTCCCCAAGGGCTGCAACAATAACGCCCTGGCCGATGCCAACGACACGGCAGTCAAATGGGAGTCGGACGGATACAGCAACTGTGGCAAAACCGGCAGCGCTGGATACGGCGGTGGCGCGGGCAATATCTTCGCCAAGAGCACGCACAACGGGCAAAACTGCGGCGTCGCGGACCTCAACGGCCTGATGTGGGAGATCAGCACCGGAATCACGAATATTGTCTCGGGGGTAGCAATTGCCGGGATGACCAGGGCCAATCCCTGCGTTGTCACCTGGACAGCGCACGGCCAGGCCACCGGCGCAGTGGTGATGCTGCTGGCCATCACCCAAGACGGATGGATCGGGCTGAAAGATAAGCTGTTCGCCATCACCAGGATCGATGACGATCATTTCTCGCTGGACGGCGTAGACTCCAGCGGATTCGCCGCGGACTATGACCCGGTGGCAGATCCGGGGACCATCACCAAGGCCGCGTTCTACACGGCCAAGGAGTCGGTGGCGATGTCGGCCTTCTCCAGCGGCGCGACCGGCGCAACCGATCACTGGGGCGCAACCGGCGTTGCGGCGATGATGGCCGCATTTGCCCCGGCATTTGAGACGGCCTACCCGAACAATGGTTTCACGCAGCGGTTCGGTGACGGAGCCGGGCAGGTGCTGTCCGATGGAACCAGCGGCGCGGGATGGCTGGCCGCTGGCCTCGGTTTCCCTGTTTCCTTGTCAGGAGTTTCGCCGGCGGGTTCCAACTTGTTCGGCGCAGACTACTATTATCAGTATTTTGCTAACCTGCTGTGCCTGTTGTCCGGCGCGGGTTGGAGCGACGGCACGGGTGCCGGGGTTTGGGCGGCCCGTTGGGGTGGCGCTCGGGCGAGCTCGGCCGACGGCGTGGGCTTTCGGCTCGCCTGTTACCCTGTATAATCGAGCGATAGCGAGTGGCTATGGGCGCAAATTCTGAGGCAGGACTGAATAGAAAATTCGTGGAATTCGCGAAGCTGCTCAATATCTACCTCAACCACTTTCCCAAACACGAAAAGTTCGCCCTGGCGAACCTGATCAGGACCACGGCCTATGAAATTTACGATGCCATCACCGAGGGGCAGAAGCGGTATCACAAGAAAACCACCCTGAGCAACCTGGACATCGCCCACGAGAAGCTGCGCATGCAGCTGCACCTGGCCAATGAACTCGGCTATTTCCGCTACAAGGACGGCCGGGATGATGAGGACGATGCCACCGAGACCGCGCGGCACCGTTATCTGGCAATCAGCGCCATGGTGGACGAACTGGGCGCGATGATCGGCGGCTGGATCAAGAAAATGAAGGATGAAAACAAATGGCAGTAGGGGCTGCGTATTAACATGCTGTGCCTGTTGTCCGGCGCGAATTGGAACAACAGCACGAATGCCGGGGTTTGGGCGGCCAATTGGAATAACAATCGGGCGAACTCGAACAACAACGTGGGCTTTCGGCTCGACTACGGTTCCCCTCAAAGCGCGATGAGTGCATAGTGGAGCCACAGGGATGCGCAGTCCTGCATAACGGCGAAATCTTTTTTGCCCGGCTTTCTGGTAGGAGCAATCCGACGGCCAGCCCGGCAGGTTTTGAGCAATGAAGCGAATCGGCAACCTGTTTGACAAAGTGTTCAGCATCGACAACCTTCTGGCTGCCTACGAGGACGCCAGGAAGGGCAAGCGAAACAAGCGCGCCTGTTTTGAATTCGAGCGGCACCTGGGAGCGCGGATCATGTGCCTGCACAAGGCATTGCTGGCTGGCACCTACCGGCCACAACCGTATCATAAGTTCACGGTCATGGAACCGAAAGAGCGAGAGATCTATGCGCCGGCCTTTGCCGACGTGGTGGTGCAGCACGCCATCTACCGGGTGATTTACCCGCTGTTCGATCGGACGTTCATCGCCACCTCCTTTGCCTGTCGCAAGGGCTACGGAACGCATCGGGCCAGCGACTACACCCAGCAGGCCATGCGCCGGTGCAGCGGCGAAGAGTATTTCCTGCAGTTGGACGTTCGCAAGTTCTTTTATTCTATCGATCGGGCGGTGCTTCAGGGGCAGATCGAGCGCAAGATCAAGGATAGGCGCCTGGTCGAGGTGATGATGCTTTTCGCCGAGTACGAGGAACCAATTGGGATCCCCATCGGCAACCTGCTCAGCCAGATCTATGCGCTGATCTATCTGAACAGCCTGGACCATTACGTCAAGCGGGTGCTGAAGATCAGGCAGTATGTTCGCTACGTTGACGATTTTGTTCTAATCGGGCTGACTCGAGAGCAGTGCCTGTCCTGCAGGCTGCGGATAATCGAGTTTTTGAGAAATGAGCTGCGCCTGGAGCTGTCAAAAACAACGATCCAGAAGATCCGCCGCGGCATCAATTTCGTCGGCTATCGGACCTGGCGCACATGCAGGGTGATCCGCAAATACAGCCTGTATAAGTTTCGGCGGCGGGTGCGCAGCAGCGACCTGCAGGCAGTAATCTCGCTGCTCGGCCACGCCAAGCGGACGCAGTCCCTGCGCTATATGCTCAACCTTATCATGGAGGTTAACCGTGCCCTCTTTTTACAAGTACCGCAAAGCCTCAGATCAGTACACAGTTTACCAGCTGCAGCTGCCTGAACCGGCCGAGGATCAGCCGGGGATGATCGACCTAGGCGAGATCGACGGCGAGACATTTGTCTGCGTACCGGACTGGATGCACCCACTGCCGGAGCAGCCGAAGCAGATTACGCTGACACAGATTACGCCGACTCAAGGGCTGATTACTTCGTTCTTTGCAAAAAGCGGGCTGCTACAGCTCGTTAAGGCCAGGATGGACAACAAGCAGCCGATGGTACGCTACTCGCTGCAGGACGAATTGACCCTGGCGCAGTGTTACGACTGGCTTCCCCCGTCCCTGGAACGGCACGTTGATGACGGGAGGATCTGGGCAAAATGAAATTCCATGCTGACATAGTAGCTGGGTTCCTGCTGTGGGCGCTAGCGATATGGGCCTGCACCATGCTGCTCTCAGGCTGTACTCAACGGCTGCATCCTTTACTGGCCGAGCACCACGGTGGACAAGAGCTTGCAGACGCTGAGGTAGATATCAGGATCGAGCGAAACGGCTTTTGGACAACTCAGGCCGGGTGTGTTGCTGATGTTCCACTTGCTGCTATATGGAAGTTCCCTGCACTTGGATGTGCAAAATTAAGCTGTGCTGAAAACAAAATGTGGGAAACAGATAAGATGTGCACTTGCCGGGTAAGGATATGGGCTGAGAGCGTACTCGGCCATGAACTAAAACATTGCCAAGGGTGGGAGGATATGCTGTGACATACTGGATACTGCTCGGATACGGGGTAATTGTTTTTATCGCCGCCGTCTATGCGCTTTGCTGTCAAATCGAAAATAGAAAAAGGAAGGGACGATGAGAAGATTTGTTATTGCGCTGGCCTTATGTTTTGCTGATAAACTAACACGACTGGCCTATGCCCTGGAACCGTGGCATAGCGGGAGATAGCACCATGAAAAAAATAACCTTCCTCATGCTTGCGGCCATGATCTTTTGCTCGGGCACTGCCTACGCTTTCGGCTCTCTCCCTGACGGGTGGTTTGACGGTAAGCCGGTAACACCTCCGGAAGATGTACCGCCTGTTCAGCCGCCGCCCCCGGACCCGGTACAGACAATCACAATTGAATACGGAACACGAAATGTCTTCACCAACGAGGTGAACTTTCATTTTAGCAAACCGATCAGCGAATACGGCTCCAAATTTAATTTGAATACCGGTGGCAAGAAGTACACGATCGGTGCTGATGGTTACAAGGACGGTAATATCGAGGTCCGCAACTCGCAGACGACCAAAAAACTCGTTATCATCGCCGGCCCTGCATACGCCACCAAGGGCGCGTCGGTCGCCTACCCCTCGAAAGACCCACTGACCAAGCCGGAAGCTACGCCGACTCCGGAGCCACAGCCGGGACTAAGCCAGCACTTCCACCACTGGAACCCTGCGGCGGTCTGGAACGGGGTCGGGCTTGTACTATGCCCTGACTCACCCAAATACAACTCCTGCACTTTCAACGGCGAGGCTATGACCCTGCACGGCGCGAAAGACAAGGGCCGCTGGGTGTGGGCGCAGTATTCGAAAAACAAAGGAAAGGGCGGCATAATCATCTGTGACGGGACCAAATTTGAGGTCAAAGGCGGAAATGAAATGCAAAAGGGGGACTGCTGGTGATGAGACTATTTATTGCTTTGGGACTGGCACTGATGCTGGCCGGCTG